ATCTAGAAGAGAACGGAAGTTCTTTTCTGATCATCCTAGGTGCCGCACGGGTATATTTGGCAACCCGCGACGGATCTCCGCGATTCTGAAAAAATTGGACGAGCTGGAAAGCGGCCCGCGCCCGTAGCGCAATGTTGGATCGTCAGCGGCCCCCGGTAGGGGGCCGTTTTTTTTGGGCCCCTGATATGGGATAATGCGTGCGTCATAAACTAGTGGAGAACCTAAAGATGAAATTCAATCCTAACTTGAAAATCGAAAAAATTGCCGACAAAGGCCATATCCAAACTTGTTTCAGGGAGGTGCACCTAGACGTCGAGCGGAAGTGTCTGGTAGCGACCAATGGCCACATGTTAGTACGGGTTCCCGTCGAACTGAGTGAAGCTGACACGACTGGCCCCGTTCCGCTGGCCGCGATCCTCGAGGCGCGGAAGCAGAAAACAGAGTCGGCCGAGATTGTTTGCAATTCCACGGCCAAGGTAGTGGGTGGGGCCGAGTACCCACGGCCGGATGTTGGAGAGTACCCCGACTATCCGAAGGCGCTACCGGATGAGTCCGTTGAGCCCACCTACACGCTAGCGTTTAATGCTAAGTACCTCTGGGAATTGGCGCAGGCCTTGCAGCAGACCACCGGCGCGGGGAACTACCCTCATGTGTTGGTTGAGGTCCGGAGCCACAAAACGAAGAAAGGCACCGTCCCCGCTCTGAGTGTACGGGCCGCTAAAGGAGAGGCCAGCGCGGTCATACCGGCCCACATTGGGCCGCTCCCCAAGGCGGACCCCACGGCCCCCACCGCAGTGCTGATGCCTGTCCGCCAATAGCGCAACTTCTATTTCCTGGCCTCAAAACTTGCAGCACTGGATAGCGGCCCCCTAACGGGGGCCGTTTTTATTTGGGCCCCTGATATGGGACAATGGTGCTGTCTTTAATTAGTGGAGAATAGGATGGCACATTTTTACGGGACAATTACCAATGGTACCCAGCGCACGAGCACCCGGTGCGGTCATGCGAAGAGTGGACTCACTACCCATACGGCTGGCTGGAGCGGTGCGATCCGCACCTGCGTTTTTGTAGAAGACGGCCGCGATATGTTCCGGATCGAATTGGTGCCTTGGCAAAGTAGCGGCGGCGAGCCCCGGATATTGTGTGAAGGGTTCTTGGATGCCAAGGGTACCGCGCCGGTCATATTGCGCACCCAGAATGTGCAGTGGCGGGACGCCTCTGTGTGTGTCCCTGATACCCTCGCGATGGTTGGCCCGAAACTGTAGCCTAGCCCCAGAGCCCCAGAGCGGCCCCCTAACGGGGGCCGTTTTTTTTTGGCTTTAGGTATGGGACAATGGGGCCGTCTTTAAACTAGTGGAGAGCTGAAGATGTTCATTCAATTGCGTGATGAGATTGTTGGCGACGAGGAGGGCCGGCAGGTGTGGCTGGAGTGTTCCGTGTTGGAGCCTCGGGACGATGGCCTGCTGTATTTGTGCACCGCCAGTGATGAGTGGAAGCGCCTCGAGGTGGACGCCCAAGGTGATTGGTGCATTGAAGGCCACGACCCTTTTCCCTTTTGTTTTATTCGTGCTTATAGCGGCGGTGAGCCCGAGGAGGGCCGGCAGGTGTGGCTACGGCTCTCGGGAGTTCTGGCATTAGCCTAGCCCCCAGAGCCCCAGAGCCCCAGAGCGGCCCCCGTTAGGGGGCCGTTTCTATTTGGGCCCCTGATATGGGATAATTACTGTGTCTTTAATAGTGGAGAATTAGAATGGCAGCACTAGGACTGGATCAGCAGCCCCATCCCCAGAGCATTACGCTTAAGAAGAAGGAGAGCACCACCTACGCGTCGGGTATGAAGAAGGAAACACGCACCGAGTACCACGTGATCACGGTTAAGCAGAATGTATTCACTTATGATGTTGGGCAGATACTCACCTCTGATGAACTGGGGAGCCTATACAAGGCCGGCGCTTACAACATCACGCTGAAGTAGTTAACGCAAGTATGCGACTCGGCCGGCCCACTGGGGGCCGGCCTTTTTTTATGTGGGCAAGATCGATATGCCTCCGTCGCACCCACATGCATAATTATGTTATTCCGATAACGTAATTACGTTATCTCGCTGCTGGATATTTTGCGCGTTTTCATAGTTAAACCAGCCGCCGCCGGCCGCGATCCGTGCGCCCTAAACCTCTGGGGTTCCGCAATCTAATGCTGCAAGTTTTAGGTCCAGGGCTCAATATTTGCAAATATTGGCCATCGATACCAGTACTTGCCGGGTTAGATCTAGCCCGAGGTCCGCGATCCGCGATCCGCGATCCGCGATCCACGGCCCGAGGCTCTGGAGCCCGCGCCACGCTTAGGGGCCCGTAGATAGAAAATTTTGCCGAGTACGGAATAAGGTACGCGAGTACGCAAGAATTATTGTATTGGGGAGGGGGTAAGTGTAAGAGTAAGTGTAAAGGTGAGTTTTTGACAAATAACACCATAGAAAATGATATAACTTTAACTAAAGTTGTTTTTTTCTTCTTTTATGCTTACTATTTTTACCCGATGCCTAAAAAAGTACCTAAAAAGCGGGGCCGCCCGGGGATTTCCATACATACCCGCCTGACCCGTATGCAGCAGTTATTTGTCCGTGAGCTGGTAGCCAATGATGGTCATATCACGCTCCGTGAAGCGGCAATCAATGCCGGTTATGCCCCTACTTCGGCACATACCCGTGCTTATGAGCTGACTAACCCGGATGTAAGCCCGCATGTAGTGGCGGAAATTCGACGTTATCGTGCAGAACTGGATGCCAAGTACGGGGTTACTTACGGCAGGCATGTCAGGGAATTGCAACGTATACGGGATGAAGCCCTGAGTAACGGGGCTTATTCCGCAGCGGTTCAGGCAGAATACCGCCGGGGTCAGGCTCAAGGCGATATATACATCAACAAGAGCGAAATTCGTCATGGAAGCATAGACCAGATGAGTAAAGAAGAAGTGCTGAAGGCGATTGAGGAGATTAAGTCTTATGCCCCGACCGGTACGGAAAAAACAGATTCCAGCGTCCGCAATGCAAAGAGAATCGGGATTGTGGAAGCAGGTCCGGGAGGGCCTGAAAAGGACAAAACGCAGAATATTACCCACTAGGCTCGAAACATGGGCTTTACCCGGAGTCCCGGATATTTTGCTATGCGATGAAAAGGGTAATTTTCATCTGGTTGAGCTAAAATTCTGTAACGGGAATAAGGTTGGTTTACGTCCCCATCAGGTTAGTTTTTTTACCCGTCATCAGCATGCCAGTACATGGATTCTGGTCAAGCATCAGAAATTAAACCAGAAAGATTTCCGTATTTTACTGTTCAAGGCAGAAGAAGCCGTTAATCTTGTGATGGATGGCTTGAAGGGTTCCAAGGAAATTGCCGAATTTAAGGGTCCTTTTGTAGATTGGGAGGGATTGTTTGAGATTATTGCTCCTCAATCAGATAAATGAATAGAATAAATCTATATGAAGCAAAAGATTCCCACTCCCGTCGCTTATATAAGGCGTAAATACTTTAATTTAAAGAATGTACGTAAACGCCAGACTCCTAAAATAGCGTGGGAGATCACAGCAGAGGATTTAATTGAACTATGGAAAAAGCAGGAAGGCAGGTGTGCGGTAACCAATTTACACATGACTCACTTCGCTGACGGGGGCTGGACTAACTGCTCTCCTGACCGTATTGATAATTCCAAAGGCTACATAAGTGGTAATATCCGACTTGTTTGTCATTCCGTGAACCGTATGAAATCTACGATGACAGAAAGTGAATTTGAATTCTGGGTTAAATCCATAGCAAGTGGTATCAGGGATAATGAGTAAAAAGAACGCTTATCCGAAAAGTCCCGTAGTTGTTTTCTGGAACGACACTGTATCCCACATGGATGATGACGGTAGTGGTAATCCGAGGCATAAACCCGCCTGCCAGATTACAATCGGCTGGCTACTGAAGCATGATTACAAGGGCGTCTCCCTTGCTTTTGAACTGGGGGAGGACGCTACTGACTGGCGCGAAGAACAATTTGTTCCAAGCGAAGTCATTACAAAAATAGAGATTCTGGAAGTGGAGTGAAAGTAGATATTTACAGGAACCTCCATAAAGACTGCTGGAGCGTGCGCTCCAGAGAACGGTCCAATTACGGGCGTGTCGTGGGCCACGTTCATTGTGCCGTGCTCAAAGACGCAAAATTCGTGGTATCTCAGGCAGGAAGAAATCGCGTGTTGCGTGAAAAACGCAAAAATGTCCATGCGGTAGTAAGGGGGAACCTGCTTGATTCCAAGTCCGGCAATACCCGCTGGCCGTGGCCCGTGCTGCTTGACCTGCTTCCCATGAAGCGCGTGGCCTACCACCCCTACCGTAAAGACAGCTTTTTCTGGACGGATACGGAAAAACCGGTAGACCGTTCTTCCTTGGTCCTTTTCGGTTCCGATATGGCGGTCCATGCCGGGTTGCCATGAACTTCCTCGAAAACGAAACCAAGATGCTGCGCCTGAAGCTCCGTCTTGCACAGTTGGAGAAGGTAGAGGACTGCAATAATAATTTTCTGGATTTTGTACACGCCATGTGGCCCGAATTCATCATGGGGACCCACCACGGGATTATTGCCAAGAAGCTGGAACAGATTGGCCGGGGGGAAATCAAGCGGTTAATCATTAACATGCCGCCACGGCATACCAAAAGTGAGTTTGCTTCTTTTTTGTTTCCCGCATGGATGATCGGCAGGAATCCTGCCATGAAAATTATTCAGGCTACACACACCACGGAACTTGCGGTTAACTTC